CGCAATTTAGTTTTAATAGTGTTCAAGATTTAGCAAATTTAGGTGATTTAATTCCTCTTGTTTTTACTAATCGTCAAACAATAGATGGTATTACTTATGGAGGTATTCGTGTTAATTCACAGCTTCTTTGGTCACAAATGGTTAGTTTAGGCAGCTACCAACAATTAAAAATACTTGCTTTATTTTCTTTAGGTGAAATAGCTAGAAAACCAGATTTAAAAGGATATGCAATAGGAGATTTATTAATAGAAAACTATCACGCAGAAAAGATTTACAAGGACACTAGCGGAAACATTCCTTTCTTAATTGATGGTGGAATATTTACAGGGGCAGATACAAATATTTTTAGAGTTGATGACAAAAGACATTTCTCTGGAACAAGAAATCCTACAACACAAGCAACATTTGGATTAAGCAATCCAATGCCTAATGCTACTGCTTATAAATTGCCTTATCAATTAGTTAGAACTCCTAGCAATACAGATAGAGATGAGTACAGACCAGCAGGGAGAATAACGTACAAAAAGAGAAGGAAACTCCTTGGTGCGTGGCCTATGAGAGCAGGTTTTGTTAATTCTGGAAATAGTTCTCAGCAAGCAGGTAATAGTGATGCAACTGTTGGAGATTTCTTGACATACCAGATAGTAGGTAGTGGAAGACTTGGTTTATATGAGGGGATTGGGTATCAGCAAGATAGTAGTGATGTAAGGCTGACAATGGACCCTCATGGAGTTGAAGATATTAACTCTGCAACCAAAACAGTTAGAGAAGCTACTGATTCATATCTTGCAATAGGTGAGCAATATATGGCTGGATCAACTTTATTAACTTGTACGCAAATATTGGAAGATAATTTGCCCGTCAATGGAAGACCTTGGGATGGAACAAAAATCAGATCAGCTAGTTTTAAAGTAATAGAAACTGGAAGGTATGAATCTATTGATAATCCTAATGGTGGATTAGGACCGCATTGCGGCAACCCTTATTGGGATACAAATGGAGATTTTTTTACAGTAAGACCTGGAAGATTAGATAGAGATGACCATTTTTATTATGAACAGAATTTCAATGACATATTCAATCCAAATAGTCGGTATGCCCTCCAGAAAGCTACTTTAGGAACTATTTCTAACAACAGAAAATGTCACATTACTGAGATAGGAATTAAGTCAAAAGTATTTAAAGAGATTCAATTTGCAAATGTAAATAGTAAACCTACAGAAGAAAAAATTTATGAAATTTATGATCATAACTCTTCACTTACATTAGGTAGTATAAATAAATTTATTACTAGATATAGTTTCTTTAAATTACAAGTCAGAAAGGTAGGGCAGGATACTTGGAACTGGTTAAAACCTAGTACTAATACTAATGTTCATACTGGTTTGTTTTGTGTAAGGGGTAATACGCCAGAATTTCAATATAACTATATAAGAATAGATCAACCTACTTTAGATCAGTACGAGTATAGATTTTTCCCTTGGCCTGGTGCTGCTGTTGTTAAAGAAGTACAAGCTTATGAAGCAAGACAAAGACACAATCCTGTTAACGCTATTGTTTTAAATTCCAATGGTGCGAGAACACCAGGATCTATAGATAAATTTACTTGTACTGTAAATGGAGAGAATTTTGTTGTTCAATTTGCAGGAGATAAAAATTATGTGCTGACTAAACAGAAATTAAGCAACATTGAATGGAATTTAGGTTCACCAGATAAAGTAAAAGTAGGAAACGCTTATTATCAAGTCACTGGGTTCCAAACAACTCACGATGGAAGTAGAGATGATTATTCAATAAGCAATTTACCAATAGCAAGACCGACCGTACCAATATTTACTAATAAACTTTATTACCCTGGCTTTGGTGGTTATGTAACAGGTTCAGGAGCGAATCATACGGTAATTGCTAGATTTGATAATCACCCATTGCCAGGTTGGACAACTTGGAATTTGTGGATTAATAAGGCTGATGTAACCCCAAATATTCAAGGTCTTGATGGCCCTGCATGGGCAAAAGCTCAAGTAAAACAGCCGGGTGATAACAGCGCTGTTGAATTTCATTACACAACACTAGATGGAAGAGGTGGAAAATTTTTCCCTGGTACAAATCAAACGGCTAACTTATATGGAGTTTCAAAAGAAGAGCAGACAGCATTAACAGCAACTCCTTCTTTCCAGGGAGAAGTGAATGTTCAAACACTTTCTGGCGATGACGGTTCAGGTTTAAAAGCTAATGTTGTTGTTTATTCTCTTGGTGTTGAGTGGTACGCAGAATGGGAGTTGACTGATGTAGGACAGGGCTATTCAAATAATCAAACTGTTTATATAGATAAAGACGATATTTTTACTAGCGAAATTATTAATTCTGGAGCGACAGATATAAAATTTAACGTAAATGTTAATACGTCATCTTCTAGTATTTACAGTGATGAAATTGGATCTTCTGAATTAAATCCTTATGATGCTGCTTCTGATTTTTGGCAGTATGAAGGTGACAGATCAAGTCATTTAGATGGGCCAGAACATCAGATCACATACTGTAATGAAATTGTAGAAACAGAAGGGGATAGAAGAGAAGGAGAGCCAGCGACTTATGAAAATTTAGCTTATGCAGGATTAAGGATTAATAGCTCAAAAGAATGGACAAACTTCAGTCAGTTTTCTGCTTATTTTAAAGAAGGAGTAAAGGTTAAAAGTCTGATAGATGGAACTAGAAAAGCAACAAGTTTATTTCCTGAAATTGCTTATGCCTTGTTGACAGATAAAACGCTAGGAGCTGGAGCAGTTATTAGTGAATCTTCTGTTGATGATGTAAATATGACAGTTGCAGCAAGATTCTGTAGGGCAAACAACCTTTTCTGGGACGGAATGATTGCGGATCGAGTAAATCTAAGGGAATTTATTTATCAACAAGCTCTTTATTGTTTACTAGATTTTACGATTATTGGAGGAAAATTTAGCTTATACCCTGCTGTTCCTTTTGATCCTAATACGTTTGAAATTGATTTAGATGGACCACACTCAAAGCCAAAAATTAAAGCAATGTTTACCGATGGAAATATTAGTGACTTAAATGTTTCTTTCTTATCTCCAGAAGATAGGCAAGCTTTCAAAGCAAATGTTATTTATCGTCAAGAACAAGAGAATGGATTCCCTGAAAGGAAGTCTGCTATTGTTCGATTGGCTGGTTCAGATCATGTAGATGATCCATTAGAGACCTTCGACTTAAGTGGCTTTTGTACTAGCCGTGCAGCAGCAGTTTTGTTTGCAAAATACACATTAGTTTTAAGAAAACACTTAGACCACACAGTAAGTTTTAAAACTGCTCCTCATTACATTAACGGGGTTAGACCTGGCGATTACATCAGGGTTTTTTCAACAACACAACACGTTCAACGATTTAACAATGGAGCAATACTTGATGATGGAACTGTTGTAAGTAAAGACACAATTAGCGGTAGCAAGACTTTCTACTATTGGAATCCGTCAACAATAGTTGCTGGCGAAATAATGCCAGTAACAGAAGCCACAGTAGATTTTTCTAACACAAATGCTGTTAAGGCTTTTGCTGGTTCGTTATTTACAATTAAGGAATCAGAAGCATCTGATCAGTGCTACAAAGTAGAAAGTATTACTTTTGGAGATGATGGCCTTGTGGAATTAACTGGTTCGTACGCAGAATTAACAGCAGACGGTAAACTAGCAATGTTACAAAACTGGTCTAATTCAAATACTTTGATCTTTACTGAAGGGGATTAATGGCAACTGCAAGAGCTTTCCCAAGCATTAAACCAACCTCCAGAAGTTTTACACCTGGAAGATACCCAAGCACAGATTTTGAATCATTGGATGGTACTAAAACTCATATCCGTTATGGAAATAAAAGAGTTAATGCAACTTTAACTCTTGGCTTTTCAAACATTACAGATAGTCAGGTTGGCCTGATCTTGGAAAATTACGATAATGTTAATTCTGATTGGGATTATGTAGAATTTAGTTCAGCGAATGGAACAGCAGGAATTGTTGATCCTGATTCAGGTAATTTTTTAACTAAAGAAATTGAAGGGGATGACAATACAGGAAGAACAAGATTAGGGTTAAAATGGCGTTATTCTGGGCCTCCTTCTGTTACAAGTACCTTTAAAGGTTTGAGCAATGTGAGCTGTAGTTTTGTTGCTTGCCTAGATGCCCCTTAGAATAAACACAACGTATTGATTTTTTAGGTCGTGGCTTTTTATAGCGGAAAAGACGGACAACTTTTAATTGCAGGTGAAAAGGCTGCAAAAGTTCAGTCTTGGTCTTATTCAAGTTCACAAGCTGTTCTTGAAACAACTTCTTTAGAAGACACAGACCGAACCATTGTTCCTGGTGTTAGAAGCTATAGCGGTAGTGCAAGGTTGTTCTACTATCAAACAGCTAACAACACGACTGGAGATGTAACAACACTTTTAAGGAAAAGCATTAAAGCTGTTACAAGTACAAATGCAGGAGAAGAAGGAAAAGCTGCTGAAGCAGATGCTCCTTTTGCTTTGAAATTAAATATTTATGATGATGGGACAAATAACAGATCTATTACATTCAATATTTATGTGACAGGCGTTTCTATGAATAGTGCTGTTGGTGAAGTCTTAAGTGCTGACATTAGTTGGGAAGCTAACGGAGCACCTACAGAAGTCACAATGTAAATCATGGGTGTTTATTTTGGTCAATCGGGTGAAATAGCCCTAAAGAGAGATGCACTGCAATCTGACTTGAGAACACAGTTAGATCCTTTTGATGTAAACACCTCAACGAAGAGATTTAGTGTTGACCATAGTTCTGGTTCGTTAATTAGTGGAGATGAAGTAGAAATAGAAACGGCTGATGGATCAACCCTTGAACTTGTTAATGGTCATAGTTATCCAGATGGAAAATGGTTTATAAATGTTGATCCGGTAGGAGGTATTCGTTTATATGACACATTTCCTAAAGCAATAGAAGGATTACAATCAAATGCTTTAACCCTTGTTACTCCTAGTGCTGCAAAAAATATTTTAATCCGTACAAGAAATGAAAGGTTTAGGCACGTTGCCAATGTTCGAGATTTTGAGATGACAACAAGTAGGGAACAAGTTGATCTAACAAACCTTGGAGATGAATTTAGAAATCAATATGAAGCGGGATTAATTAGCGGTCAAGGTTCAATGAATTGTATTTGGGAGCATAGTTATGACACAGGAGATAGAAAGAATGAATATGGCAGTGATCCAGAGTTTCCTTTTTATCTTGCTCAATTAATTGTTAGAACACAGCAAGGATCAGATTTTGATGGTTTGTTTTATATCTATCGTGATCCAAGTAACTCTGCTAAAAACGTTTACTACGAAGCAAACTGCATCATCACAAATGTTGCTGTAAGTGTTACTCCTGCGGAAGTTATTGAGACCAGAGTTGAATTTATAACAAATGGAGTGATCAGATTAAAGACTGGTGCCACTGCTGGTTATCTATTACAGGAAAATTCAGATAAGGTTCTTCAGGAAGATGAAAGTCCCATATTGCTCGAACAGGTTTAAACTATTGCTAATGGTTTTTAGTTCGTAGTCAATGGCTGATCTACAGATAAGCAATCTGCCTGCCTTAGCAGAAGCAGGTATTCAAGCAACTGATGTATTAGCTCTAGCGGATCTCAGTGCCACCGAGACTAAAAAGGTAACTGTTAAAGACTTAGTTGCAGCAGCAGCACAATTTTTAGATGCAGGAGATATTCCAGCAGCAAAAGTAGGTTCAGGTATATCGGCGGGAAGTTTAGCGGATGGATCTGTTACTAATGTAAAACTAGCTAACGACAGTGTTTCTTTCGGTGGTGTTTCTGTTGATTTAGGGGCTGCTGATGCTACACCTGCCTTTAATCTTTCTGACGCAACATCTTACCCAACATCTGCTTTAGTTGGAACAATAACAAATGCTCAGTTAGCAGGTTCAATAGCAAATGCTAAATTAGCAAATTCTTCTGTAAGTTTAGGAGGAATTACTGTTGCTTTAGGAGCTTCAGATGCCACCCCTGCTTTTGATTTAACAGACGCTACAAATTATAAAACTACTAATTTAGTTGGTACGATAACAAATGCACAATTAGCGGGATCTATTGATGTATCTAAACTTGTAGGGTCTAATGTTAATTTTGGAGGAGTAACAGTAGCACTTGGTGGTTCTGACACTACACCAGCTTTTAACTTAAGTGATGCAACAAATTATCCTACTTCAGCATTAGTTGGAACAATCACTAATGCACAATTAGCAGGAAGTATTGATGCAACAAAATTAGTCTCAGGAAGTATAACTTCGACTCAATTAGCAGCGAATTCCGTAACAGATTCGGAACTTGCAAATAACGCTGTAGATTCTGGAGCTATTCAAAGTGGAGCAATTACAAATGACAAGGTTGAAACTTCAACTTCTGCAACAACAGGTTTAGACGGTGCAACGAAGATAAGGGACGCAACTATTACACCAGCAAAATTAAATACTTCTAATCTTGATCGTTCATTAAATGTAGCCAGTGGGAATCTTGGAATAAATAACACAGTTACGGCTGCTACTCGTTCAGGAATCTCATATAACGCTCAAGGATTAATTACTGGAACTGTTGCTCTTGCTGCTGCTGATCTTCCTGTCGCAACTGCAAGTGCAGTTGGTGGTGTTTCCGTTGGAACGGGTTTAAGTGTTAATGGATCAGGCGTTTTAACACTTGCTACAAGCGTTACAGGTGCAACCGTTTCAGGTATAACTTTTAATAATACTGGTCAAATAACCGCTGCTACAGCATTAACAGCTAGTGATCTTCCTGTTGCAACAACCAGTGCTAAAGGTGCGGTTCAAATTACATCTGGAGGAGGCTTAACTGTTGATGGATCAGGAAATTTAACGACCTCAACAAGTGGAATTAGTGCTGGAACGTATCAA